CTGTAGTCCATTGTTCTAATTTCTTTGGTTCATCTTTAATATCACCAATATCAACATGATATGTGCTTGGAATAAATTCAGGTGTTCTAGTAAATAAATGAACTACCATATTTCTTATTGAAATCGGGTTCGTCATTTCTATTAACGGAGTTAAAATATCCTTATTACCCACAGGAGATGTTGGAGTAAAATCTTCGTACAAACAATGAGAAAAATGAAAATATTTGCTATCATCATTAATAAGTTCTTCTTTATCAACAAAGAATCCAACATAATACCACGGAAACGGCTTATTCAGAATGCATTCCTGTAAATTATGAAAATCTTGTTTTGAAAGAAAATTATCAATTAAATTATATGTCATTTAAAATATTCCCCATTTGCCCACGCCGCCACACTATATCTCACTCCTTTTGTAACCTCTGTAACTTCATGAACTATATAAGAAGGAAAAAATGTTGCTATATTAACTTCTTTGGACATGTTTAATGAATTTTTACTTGTAAAGAAAAGTGTTTCACCACCCTCATAATCATTAGATAATGGTATAATTACAGATAGTTTTCTATCTGAATCATGCCCAGACATATCTATATGTTTACTAAAAAAATCACCTGTATCATATTTTAATATAGAAATTTCTTTAACATGTGTGATATTAAAATCATAATTCTTATTTGCTTCATGAGATCCAGAAAGTAATTTATCAAATAATAAATTATGACTTTTATTAATCCACTTAATTTTCGTTTTGCGTTCTAATTGTTGATTATATAAATCTGAATTACCAGCGGTAGCCGTAAACCATTCACCATCGCTTATAATATTATTTATTTGCTCTAATTCTTCTTTAGAAAAGAAGTTTGGTATACTATAAAAGTTCATTTGTATTTAAATAGGTTAAATTTGGTTCCCATCCTAATTCATTAGCGAAAGTATTAAACGACATACTATACCTAGTGTCTTTACTTTTATTTGGAAGAACTGCATGCCAAACATTTGACGGAAATATAATTAATTCACCATCTTCCATAGGAAACATTATCTGCTGTGAATTAAAAATATTATATTCTTCTATCATAGGCATAAAAGACTGTCGATCTACTCTGCTAAATTGTATAGGCGGCATAGTAATATCTTGTTTAAAATAAAACACTCCGCTAACAAGACTGTTTGCATGATGATGAACTGGATGTTCTGTATTCGGCAGATTCTTATTACACCATGATTGTGTGATTATCATTTTTTGTTTAGTTTTCCAGATTCCTACTGTAAATTTATTCAAACTTTCATAAATAAAATCTTTAATCTTCGATAGTTCTTTGTGTTTCAATAAGTAAGTATCTTTTGATTTCACATTTCCATTTTCTGTATGTTTGTTGTCATATTCTAAATTTTGAATAAATTTAAATTCTTCTTCAATTGTATCAGGATACTTAGTAATTAATCCAGGTGCAGGAAAAAATTGTAATACTTGCTCGTTTTCTTTGAAATATTTTTCTTGTATTGTCATAAGTAATTTATATTAATATTAATTCTTGCAAAATCTGATGTAGTAGTAGTTGAACAATGTTTTTGGCTTGCATCAAAAATCACTATTCTATTTGCGACACTTTCTATCTTAGTACCATCTTCTAGCTTAGTATATCCATCACAAGTGTTAAGCGATAATAATGCCGCATAATGAGGAAATTCATAATCAATATGCATTTCGTGTTCATATAAAGTTTTTCCAGAATATGGATAAAGATTAGCTTTTGCACGTATCATAGATTTTATATTTAATTTCTCTAATATAGGAATTATCTTATCAACATGTGAACTACATGGATGGCCGATTCCACTAACTCCTTTTCCCTCATTTACTATAGTATTTGAATAAAACATATGAGTAAACATAGATAAATTGTCATTTTTTTGTGGAATTGTAACCTTTTTTTGCACACACCAATCTAATCGTTCATTAATCATGAAATTATTTTCATCATAGAGGAATGTCAAGTTATCAAAATCTTCCTGCTTTAAAAAGTTATCTATTATTTCTATCATGCTTTCTTAACCACAACTACATATAAACCATTCCACCATTGGGAAAAATTTTCTACACTATTAAGCATTTTTTTATCATACATGGGAATTAAACCAGAATCACGAATTCCTTCATTTGCGCCAGAAACTACTCCCTCCCAATTTGCATCATCAAAAACTAAAATGCAAATATCAGCAAAACAATCTTTATAATATCGAATCGTTTCTCTGACACTATCATTATCATGTGGACCATCATGAAAAAACAAATCTATATTATTAATTTTTGAAATGTCTACTGAGAATATGTCTGAATCATGTATAATTACTTTTTTATTGCCTATATTATCTAAGAATAATTCTTTACTATTTTTAGGTAATGACATACCTATTGCACTTGGTGGTGCTATATTTCCGCCATAATTTGTAAGGAATTTTCTTTCTTCTGTTTCAGCTTGAATATCTACCGACCAATTATCTACACAATGTATTTCTTCTAATTCATCTGAAACAGCCATTGTTACAGTTCCAAACCCACTACCTATTTCTAAAAATCGTTTACAATGTGTAGATAATCCAAACATTAATTTTTGAACCCTAGGTGAAGATAGCCCTTCAGTTGGTATATCTAAATGATAATTAACTGAATTAACTAATTCTTTTGTAACTGCTAAAACTAATGGATGTGCTTGCTCGTTTGATTTTGCTTCGTATACTTGATCACAATAGTTACAATCCCAACAATCAAATTTACAATTTTTTATTTTTTCTCGCCATAAATTTATTGTTTTACTGTTATCTAAAAACGATAATTTTTTTCTACCTTCGGGCCCATACCAATCAAAATTATCATATAAAAATTCTTCATTATCAGCATATCGTTTAATAATATCCATAGTTTCATATATACGAGGAACCGATTCCCTTCCATGCATTTTAAATACTTGAACATAATTTAATAACTCATCCCAATCTTCTTTCCATGGAGGAATATCTGCTGTTTTCAATGGAGTTGACGGATCTTCGTAGTCCCATTTAGGACAAGATACTCTTGATATAGAATCATTAAAATATTGTGGGGCACTATCGAAACTGCCTTTATCTCTCCTGGATCCTGCCCGATGCTTACCTTTCTCATCTTCTTCATCAATGATTACTTTTGATAAATCCATTCTAGTATTATTGAACTGATAATGTTCATCCATCATAGGACAATTACCTATACACCCTTCATTACCTAATAATGATAATACTACATCATATTTGTCAGCGGCTTGTTTCATTCTAATTAAAGAATCCCTATCACGCATTAAATCACGATCTATATTAATATAATGAAATCCCGCTTCTGCTAATTTTGCTATTTCATTTGGGCGGGTAACATTTCTTAATATAGTATTTTTTACAAGTAATTCTGGAAACGCTTTTTGTATTTGTCCTGTAGCCATCCAATGCGTATGGGGTATTGTAGCAATTCGTATACCCGATTCATATAATTGTGTAAAGTTTTGTATAAAGAGGTCTAGATTGGCTTGGGTGGGTTTTACTTGAATATTATTAAATGTAGCAGATATTTTAATACCAAGAGTTTCTTGTATATGTAATGCATTTTCAACTGGTCCATAAGGATCATCGACAATTACATCACCCATTGCATCTTGAACAAAGGGAGGCATTCTACAAGTAAAATATAAATCATAAATTAAATGCTTATATGCACCACAAAAATTAAAGAATTCGTAAAATTGTTGTTCTGATAATTTGATATTAATGGGGACAGAAAAAATCATAATATTTGCCTTACATATTAAATTTAAATTATAAATCCACTGTTGCATTTACAAAAGTGGCAGGATCATATCCTGCTGTTGTAATTCTATCTTCATTCAAATAAAAACCAAAATGGTGTGCATTAACAACATGAAGTTCAAGTAGGGTAGCACATGCTCTCAATTCAGCTTCTATTTTTTGTTTTTTTGCTAATAAAACCGCTAGTTTTTCATAATAATTTTCGATAGCAGTACCAACTTTTGAAACCATTTGTGCTATAGTTATATCTCTTGCTTCTGCGAGTTTTGTTAATAACGGTGTGCTTGCAGTATTATCAGCATTATATGCTTCTGCTTCTTTACGTTGTTGATCCCAGGAAAGAGACTCTATTTCAGATATATGTAGTTGTTCTTCTTTTAATCTTTTATTGTATACACAATCTAAAACCAACTTATTATATATTTTTAAAAATTCCATTCCATTAGACTTATCTGCATCAGTCAATGTATATTTTATTTTGTGGACCACAGTTGGTTGTGATATTGGGACCCCAAGATCACCATCTGATCTTGCGATATAATATTCCCCTGTTTTTGTTTCTTCTGAATCTATTCTTTCTTCCAATGATTGACATATTGTATCAAGTTGCCAGTCTACTGTGTCGTGATTATCTGTTAATTTAACACTAATAGTTTCTCGTTGTACCCATGCAAATTTATAAGCCAATGCAATTTCATCAGTTGGAAATATTGCATAATGAAGATTTTCAAGATATTCCCGTTCTATAACATCATCTGGTAGAAATGCTATATTATAGTCCTCGTAACTACCAACCTGTTGGAGTGTGTTTGGCACTAGTTGGTGCGATTCTAGCTTGTATAGTACGTACATTTTCTAATTTCTTTCGTTCTTGTTCATCTTTTTCTGAAAACATTTCAATTTCAAATTGTGAAACAAGTTTTCCAGGAGGCGCTCCTTCTTCTAGTTGTTTATTAACTCTAGCTTGAAGTCTATTATTTCTAAGTTCATTTTTTGTATACAATTCAATTGCTAAACACATTACTTCTTCTTGTTGTTCTCCATCCATTTGAAAGATTGCATCCATATTACCTATACCTGGTCTACCATATGCAATCCAATCTAAAGCACATTGTTTTGCCATTCGATAAGTCCAATGCTCTTTTTCTAATTCTTCGCATACATCATCATCATCTAATAAATCAATTAGTAACCTACCATCTTTATATTTGCCAATTGGTGAATCATTAAATTCTCTTATTAATCTTAAATATTGATTTCTTTCTTTTTGTGAAAATCGTAAATTAATTTTTAATTGCTTTAAAGCTCTTTGATGTTCATTGATTTCTATTTTTAATAATCGAGCATTATAAGTATTTGGATCTGATTTATTATATGCTTCTTCATCTCTCTCAAGTTCTATTTCTTTTAAATCAATTTGATATTCATTATGTTCAACCAATCCCTGTCTTCCTTGTACTTCTAATAGGTATTGTGATAGTCTCTTATACGGTGTAATTTGAGCGCCACCAACAAATTTATCTGCCTTATAAAAAGGCATACTGCTATCAAGTTGCATTGAATGTGTAATCCAATTCTTTTCGTCTTGGGGTAAATTTCTAGAATTGGTAGACTCTTCTAATAATTGATTAACTAAATCATTATATCTTACTTTTCCGTGTTCAGCCCATTTATGTTTTTCTCGATTTTTATGTTCTTCCATAATTTCCTCATTATTATTATTATTATATTAATCAGCCTTTCCAAGCTCCGTGACCAGACGAACTTCCAGGTTGACCCGATCTTAAAGACCCACCACTTAGTTGTGATCCCGAATCAGTTGCATATGAAAATTTCCATCCTTTGTTATTTTGAAGTCCATCATACATGCCCATCATATATTGCCAATCTTGACCCATATCAAAATTTTCTTCACCACAATTGCCATGTGGTTTACTCACATTACCAATATTAGTATCATTTGAATGTTGCCATCGTCTTAAAGTATATCCACCAGAATAAGATCCTTCATTTCCACAATAGCTTTTTCCATACTTAGAACAGAGGCCTTTTTGTTGTCCACCGTTAGCCCATTTTGTTCCACTATTTTGAGCGGCAAATGTTGCTATCGATGTATCTGTATCAAAGATAGCTTTTCTTCCGTAACTCTGATCCCAACAATATCCTGCATTCTCTCCACTAAATCCAGAACTATTATCATTAGAAGCCCACGTAAATCCACCAGAATATTGAGAAGATGTATACATAGTGCCTGTGGTTAAATTATGTGTATCTGTATAATTACTTCCACCAGAAGCAATATATCCAAAATAATGTTCTTGAAACATTGCGGCAGAATCACCTCGTCCTGTTTGCATGTTCGTTCCTCCACCATAACTGTTGTTTGATTCTGTTGCCATATTAATTGAAACAGTTTGTGAAGAAAATCCTGGATGAACACTATCAGCCGAATATAACCATGCATGTGTCAAACTACAATTACCAGAAGTATATGATCCTGCATAAGATAACATATCTCCTAAATTTGTACATGTATCAGTTGAATGCATCATTCTACATACATTTTTCCATGGAGAGGCAGATTTATAGCCCCCAAGAGCATAACCAGTTGTTATAATTGTACGATACTTGTAAGGTCCCTTACCGCCTAGAAGTTCCCATTCACCCGCTGGCGCATTACCAACACAAAAAACAAACAGTTGTGATTTGTCGGTATCGTAAATAACTTGACCATCAACTCCGGCTGGCCTGCCGGCTGTAGTATATCCTGCATGTTTTATTGACATTTTACACCTCGTCTAACATTAATTTATAGCGTTTTCCACTTTTTCTATTTATTAAATACAAGTGTTCTTCTCCCTCCTGAAACGTCCATGAACCCTTGGTTCCATCTATTTCATTACCAGCATGATCAGGATGATCATTACTCATATTTATATCATTGGTAAAAACATCATCACATGATAAATCTCCATTTACATCAAGTTTATAAGTTCCCGTACTCGAAGAACCGATAGCAACATTGCCTCCGCTAAAATAAACATCAGCACCTGTTGTTGTCCACGGAGAACCTCCTGCCATTCCTGTACCATCTGTAACCTGAATATCATTTCCCGCATCCGTAGTATAATATAATTCGTTTGGTGTTTCACTTTTGATCCACAATTGACCATATGCGGCAGTATCTCCATCAGCAGATGCTTGCTCTTTTACTTTAAGTGTTCCATCAGCAGTTATTGCACCACCAA